CATCCGCACTTCTCGCACAAGTAACTCATGGGCATCGTGGACTCTGCCCCCTGAGTTCGTTGTAAAGTGCATACAGTCCTCTGTAGCATCGACCGTACATTTGGGGGTCGGAACGGGCTACGTCCCGTGGATGACCTCCCTCCGCTATGATTTGGTAGGCGGCGGCTTCTCGCGAGATGCCCCGCACCGAATCATCATCCTCTCGCCATTCTCCGATTGTCCACGGACCGGCAACGTGGGTATACTCCCACTTTGTCGCTTCGTGTTCTTTTGAGTAGTATTCTCGGGAACAGTAGTGTCGGGCCTCCTCGCGAGTCCCGGCTCGTACCTGTTGCTGACCCCAGCCGACTTCTTCGGACCATTCCTTTCGGACTGTCCGCAGTCGTACTGAAGTCTCGTATTCCACGTATACGTGGTAGTGGAGGCGGCCCGTCTCGGGGGCCGTTTCCAATACCCACTGCATGAAATTGACAGGGCGATTTAGGGCGTTGGCCCGAATCGCTATGTCGATTTGCTCCACTGTTTTCTCGGTGATTTCTTCACCTTCTGCATCACTCATTACGGAGATTACGAAGTGTCTCCGTTGAATGTGTTCGCTCTCCTTATGCTTCTTTGGCATGAGGTGGCCGAGGCGTCCCAGCCTCATAAATTAGCACGCCGACGTTATTACCTAGGCGTGCAGTTTAACATCTTAACAGTCGGTACGCAGTACCCCGTTTACGGCTGTTAACTCCCCTCCCCTGTTAACAGGGTAGGTTTTTCCACTGTCGTTCGTGTGGGGGTGTTCATGGCGAAGTCATTGGGACAAATCCACACTGTCAATTATGAGATATCAAACGTAGATACCGGTCGTCGGTATCTACTCGACAACGCAGGTGAACTTGCGAATCAGTTGGGCCGTCAGGTCCGTATGATGAGTACGTTCAAACTGTGTGGTATCGACATCACTCTCGATAATCTCACGTCTGCCGCAACTATCAATCCCGTGCCGGTTTCAGGCACGCTCAAGTATTACTCGCCTACGAAGGGGCGATGTGATGCTCTCCGCAACGCGTATTATGCAATGATGGACGCGATGAACGACGCAGGCGTTGCTCGCTATCGTAACAAGAATTACGATTTCCGTCCACTCATGTCTCCTCAATCGTTACTCGACAATGGGTCCGCTGGCGCTCCTGAGTTGCCAAAGAATTTGGCGACGTACAATGGCCTTGACGTTCTCGTCATGGGCAAAGATGGAGTGAGTGGGTACAATGACCGAGCCGATATTTTCGGCGTCTGGAACGAGGGCATTCAGCCTCGACAGACCGCAACCCCTGATTTCAAGCAGGGGTTCGGAACACCCTTCTTCACTCAGGGTGGTTCCACCACAATCACACCTTCTGATTTCGTATCGAATGAAGGTCTGGTCTTTGACCCGACCGATGCGAAACTCGCAATGGGTGATTACGAAGAAATTCCATTCACTGTCACATGGGGCTATGATGGCGCCAATGCTACGACAGCAGCGCTGGAGTTCCAGTGGCAGCCAGACCCTATGTTGTACTTGTCAATCTTGACCGGTCAGGTCATTCTTGAGATTGACGAGTTCCCTTTGTCGTCTGCTCCCGCAGCCAACCTCAAGTTGAATGTTGCATTCCACTTTTCAGGTTGGAAGTCGATTCTCTCTCGTCGTTCAAATCATTGGACCCGCAGACCTTCAAAGAGGTCGTCTAAGTCCAAGAAATCCAAGGGGCGAAAATGACCGACGATCAGAATCTTGATTCTGAGCGCTCGGGGGGGAGGCCCGAAGAGGCCCCACCCGAGTTCAGCCCCTGCCGAGTATGCTTAATCATCCTCGTTTGCCTTCATCCGGAATTCGCTAATCTTCTTTTTTGAAGCCTCGTTGGGCGTCAACCAAGAATTCAATCACAGTATTATTCGGTGGCGAGCGTTCGATTCGCTTCAGCGTGAGAACAAGCCCCGTCACAATTCTCGATGTGTTCACAGAACCGTCGCCATCCTTTGATGGTCCATCCGCACTTCTCGCACAAGTAACTCATGGGCATCGTGGACTCTGCCCCCTGAGTTCGTTGTAAAGTGCATACAGTCCTCTGTAGCATCGACCGTACATTTGGGGGTCGGAACGGGCTACGTCCCGTGGATGACCTCCCTCCG